GAAACCGCGGTGGCGGTGGCGGTGGTGGCGGTGGCGGCGGTGGCAGGGGCCTACTGAACATGTTCCGCTCCAACAAGCAAAATAGGAGGACCCCGCCGACTTCGGGCAACTTCGTCAAGGCGAATAGCGCGAAAAAGTGTAAGTCAGGGTACGTCTTCAAACAGGGTGACCAGGGGTTAGGATGTTACAAGTACACGAACAAGAATGACAAAAACTTTTTCCCCGCCAAGTCGAATAAAGCGTGCCGAAAGCGTGAATTCTATAAACTGGGAATGTTAAGTAGGTCGTGTAAGAAGCCGGGCTACGTTTTGAGGGAAAATGGTGATAGGGGAAAAGGGTGTTACGGTCCGAAGTACATCTTCGGCATGACGAACAAGGGTTTGGGGTGTACGATCAACAAGGGCGGTTTGATCAATCAGCCGCGAAACCTAGCATTCGCGAACAAACCCGATTTCATCGGGAATGCGAATGAGATAAAAAAGCTCCAGGAAAATCTTAGAAAATACCCTGGAAGCAAAGACGTTAAGGCGAGACTGAACGCAATGACGGAAAGGGGTGCGAATATAAACAAACTAAAGGAAAAGCTTCAGACTAACCTAACCCTTTCAAATGACGAAAAGACGAAACTGAAGGCGGACTTGAAGGCAATAGAAAACGCATTAACACGGAACAAATTACATGGAAAAAATTACGAGTACAAAGCCAACGGGAATAAGGGTCCAGGATTTTATAAGAAGGCGAAGAGCACGAAGAATGCCGCGGTCGGAACGAGGAATGCCGTCGCGGGACCCAGTCGCCGCAACCGAAACAACCGAAACAACCGCGGCCGCGGTGGGATCCAGATCCAGATCGGAGGTGGAGGCGGTGGCGGTGGTGGTGGCGGTGGCGGTGGCGGTGGCGGTGGCGGTGGTGGTGGCGGTGGTGGTGGCGGGAACGGCGGGAACACCGCGAAGTTACAGAAAAAGCTGGACAATACACAAAACAAACTGGAGCAAGCCAGGGCGATATACAATCAAGCTAGAAAAACGCTGGAGAAGGGTTCCGCGGAGAACAGGAAAAAAGCGCAGGCGGAGGTGAATAAGGCGAAAAAGAATTTGGAGAATGCGAAGCAGTCAAATTCTAACGCCAGGATAGAATTAGAGAAACAAAAGGGTAAGAAAATAGCGGCGAGAGCTCAGCTGAATACTGAAGTCGAGGCGCGAAGGGCGAATAGGGCGCAGGCCACGATGTTAATCGGGAACCTTGAGCGACAACTCGCCAACAAAACTGGTTTGTCCGCGCAGGAGAAAAAGAATCTGGAAAATAAATTGAAAGCGGCTCAAGCGGAAAAGGCGGAGGCGACTCAGGCAATCGCCAACAAGAACGTCGAGTTACAAGAAAAGAACGCGCAGATTATCGGCGCGAATAGAAACGCCAAACGGAACCAGGAAGCACTGAAACTGCGAAACGCGAAACTGAAAAATGCGAACGCGAAACTGAAAAATGCGAACGCGAAACTGAAAAATGCGAATGAGGCTAAGACCACAGCGGTCGCGAACCTCGCCGAGCAAAAGAAGCAGGTGAATAACCTTAAGCAACAACTCACCAACAAAAACGTGTCCGCGCAGGAGAAAAGGAATCTGGAAAATAAATTGAAAGCGGCTCAAGCGGAAAAGGCGGAGGCGAATCAGGCAATCGCCGCGGCAATTGCGGCTAAGACCAAGGCGAACGCGAATAAGGCCAACGCGAACGCGGCTAAGAACGCGGCGGTCGCGAACAGGAACGCAGCGCGCGATAACAGAAACAGTATTATAGCAGAACAAGAAATTATGGCAGGTAAGGCCCGCGAAAAAAATAGGCAAATCAGTGAATTAACACGAAACGGGCAAAACGCGAACGTGCAGAGAAGATTAGCTGCAGAGCAACTCGAAAAAGAAAAAGAAGAGCTAGCTGAAGTGCGAGCTGAACTTGAAGCAGCGAGAAAAAGAAACGGTGTGACCCGAGCGGAGATGATTCTACTTCGAGAGAAGTTAAGTAAATCTGAGAAAAATGTCAAGAATGCCGAGAAGGCGGTGCCTTTCTCGCCAACAATACCGAAAAAGGCGGTGTCACCGACGAATGTCAATATCCAAATCAGCAGCAACAGCAACAGCAACAACAACAAACGAAACAATGGGAAAAGTAGGAAGAACTCGTCACCTGCTGCGACGTCAAACTCACCCACCGCTTCCACCGGGACAAAAAACGTAGCGAAGCCGGTCACGATGAGAAACACATCAACCGGGAAGAACGTAATCAGACTGCCTCCCATCGGAAAGAAGGCGGCCGAAACACTACCGGCACCGAATGGGTCCGGTAAGCCGGCATTCCCAACGAAAAATTCCTTCGCGAGCATACTTAAAAAAGCTGCTCCTGCAGCTGCCGTAGTCAAGCCGAAAAAACCATCAAGGACAGGGAACCCCTTAAATAAAAACAAGTATAGGAAAATGTTTCCGCCGCAGAATTTTAGGTTTAGGAAGCCGAATAACAACGGAAACGGAAACAACAAAAGCCCTGGAAACTGGCAAAACGTCGGGAAAAAGGGATCCAAGCAGAGGAAAGCGACCAGTAAAGAGCAGAGGATGTCCAATCTTTCGAGGAATGCTGCGAAGAATGCAGCAGCTGCGAAGAATGCAGCAGCAGCGGGGCCTTTCGCAGCAAAACTGCCGAACGCAGCGGCGGGGGTCAACAAGCCAGCAGGGGCGGCCAGCAAGCCAGCGGTGGCGGCCAGCAGTGCGAATGCGGGATTAACTCGGGAACAAGAGCTCGCGGTCCAGGAGGGGCTAAAGCTGTCAGCGGCCAACAGGGCGGCGAGGAACAAGGCAAAGCTGGCGGAGGCTAACAAGGCAAAGCTGGCCGCAAGGCAGGCAAAGGTCAATGCGAAGGCTAAGAAGGCAGCCGCCGCTGAGAAGGAGGCAGCCAACGCCGAGAAGGCAAAGAAGGAGAAGGAGGCAGCCAACGCCGAGAAGGCAAAGAAGGAGAAGGAGGCAGCCAACGCCGCTAAGAAGGCGAATGCGAAGGCGAAGAATGAGGCCGACGGGCTTCAAAAGGAGAAGAATGAGCTAACCAAAAGGGCCAAAGAATATTTTGGTGGACCATTCGGAATTGGTGATTGGAACAAGGCAATAAAGAATGCTAATAAGACTGAAATCATAAGATTAAGACGCCTGATGAAAAACAAGAAGAAATATCATAACATGATTCAGAAAATTGAAGGGGATAGGTTTCCGTTAACAAAGAAACAAATACACTTGAAAAATGTTTGGAAACTGGGTGAAACTGTCGCCGATCGTAAAGCATTGGTAATAGAAAACATGAAAAAAAGGCAGGAAACAATCGCAGGAAAAAGGGATAGGTCGCGTAGCCGATCAAAGTCACCTGCAAAGCCGGATGCGAAGAAAAAGGCCGTGAACGCGGCGCTGAAGAAGATCAACGCTAAAGCAGAAAATGTGAATACGAGTGCACCTATGCAGACCCGTGCAGGAACTGTCGCGGCAGCGAAACCGGCAGGCCGATCAAAGTCACCTGCAAAGCCGCCGGATGCGAAGAAAAAGGCCGTGAACGCGGCGCTGAAGAAGATCAACGCTAAAGCAGAAAATGTGAATACGAGTGCACCTATGCAGACCCGTGCAGGAACTGTCGCGGCAGCGAAACCGGCAGGCCGATCAAAGTCACCTGCAAAGCCGCCGGATGCGAAGAAAAAAGCCGTGAACGCGGCGCTGAAGAAGATCAACGCTAAAGCAGAAAATGTGAATACGAGTGCACCTATGCAGACCCGTGCAGGAACTGTCGCGGCGCAGCAGAAGGGCTACATGGGAACCACCGTATCGTCAAGGTCGAAATCACGTAACCGGGCATCGTCAGGATCGAGGGCATCGTCAGGATCGAGCAGCAACAGCAACAGCAACAACAACAAACAAACTGCCGAGATGCGGACAGGCCGATCACCTAGAAAAAAGCAGGCAACTGATGCCAAGCCGACAGGGGGGCCAGCACGGAAAGTTGGAGGTGTGAGAAGGAAGCAGAAGAGCAGGTCGGCGTCGAGATCGAAATCGAAACCCCCTGCTGCACCGGCAGGGGCACAGGGTGTGCGAAGGAGTTCGCGAGTAAGGAATCAGAAGAAGAAGGGTGGTAAGAAATAGACCAATTTTGTAATATAAAAATCTAACTAAGTTAAAGGGTTCGACCGCTCTTTACCTTAGATGGATGCGGTGTGCGGGGTGTGCTGCGAAAATTTCAGTAAGTCAGCTCGAAAAAGCGTGACGTGTTCGCACTGCGACTTCGTCGCGTGTAAGCGCTGCTGTCAGACGTACATGCTGGGCACGGCGAAAGATCCACACTGTATGAACTGTAACACGGTATGGGACCGCGAGTTCGTGGACACGTTCTGTACCAAACACTTCCGGAACACAGAGTACAGACGACACCGCGAGAACGTCCTCTTCGAGCGCGAAAAGTTACTCATGCCCGAGACGCAACCCCAGGTGGAACGGATCCTCGGTATGAGGAAACTCAACGCCGTGCTCAGAGCGCACAAACAGAGGTTGGTCCAACTGCACACCGAAATCCTGCGCACCGGGCAGGATATCCGCGACCACCCCGAGCTGGTCACCATCTACCGCCACATGGAGACCATCTATAACCACCTCGAGACTTTACGCCAGGGTGTCAACTCGACGGTCGTCGAACCCAGGAAGTTCATCCATAAGTGTCCGACGGAAGAGTGTAAGGGTTTCCTCGCCGAAAACCTGTACTGCGGCATGTGTAACAAATATTACTGCGACAAGTGTAACGACGTCAAGGAAGACGGCCACGTGTGTAACCCCGACGTCGTCAAGACGATGGAACTCATACGCAGGGACAGTAAACCCTGCCCGAAATGCGGACAGATGATCCACCGGACGGACGGGTGCGCGCAGATGTGGTGTACCGCGTGCCACTGCCCGTTCGATTGGCGCACGGGTGAGATCGAAACGGGGAGGGTCCATAACCCGCACTTCGTGGAGTACAAGCGCAAAAGCATGTACTTGGGTCGAGAACACGGAGACATACCGTGCGGCGGGATTCCTTCGTTCAGGGAACTTCGGGAGAAGCGAGCGTCCACCAAAATCCTTCAGTACGCCATAGTCATCTACGAGACGGAACGTCTCAACACCTTCCTGGACCTGCGCCCGGCCGATAACCTCAGTTTCCGTGTAGGGTACATGCTCAACGATATCCCCGAGGAAGATTTCAAATCAGTTCTCCAGAGACAGGAAAAGTTTACCGATCGCGTCAGGGACATTTCGCACATATACGAGATGATCATTCACGCGGGCGGGGATATTTTACGGCAGTACCTACTAGACGACGAAGGGGATGAGGAGGAGTACCTCACCATGTTACAGGGTGTGGTCGATTACAGTAACGAGATCTTCGCCAATATTCGTAAGCGGTACAGTTGCAGACTCCCGAAGAATATAATTTTATAGGTAAAGTGTAGATGGTGCTCTGGGTTCTGCTCGTCCTGCTCCTGTGTGCCTTGGTCCCGAGGTACCCCACACCCACGGTCGTCCGGGGTTTCATCACCCCCGAGGAGCGTGCGCATATCATGAAACAGGCGAAAGATCGCCTCACTGATTCGCTCGTGGATACGGACGGTAGGGTCGATAAGGAGATGCGGTTCAGTCAAACCGCGTGGCTCCCGAAAGACGATCCGGTGGTTCAGTCCGTGATGGAACGGTGCGTCTCGCGCGTCGGTAAGACGATCGACCATTGCGAACAGTTACAGGTTCTTCGGTACGGCGAGGGCGGGCACTACAGGCCCCACCAGGATGTGCTCGAAGGTGACAAAAACAAAAGGGTGTACACCTTCATACTCGCCTTGACCGACGAGTATGAAGGGGGGGAGACCGAGTTTCCGAATATCGGTCGATCGTTTAAGCTTCGAGCGGGTGACGCGCTCTTTTTCAACACCCTCGATACCATGGGGTTAGACACGGAACTCGCTCTTCACGGGGGCAAACCCGTGAAGGCGGGTGAAAAGTGGATCTCGAACGTGTGGATCAGGCAATCTCGTGTTTGACCTTCTCGCGGTTCGCCATGTGAAGCGCCTCGACCTCAGATTTGTTTTGGGCCGCGTATGGAACCGCGTAGAAGTTATCACACATCCACTTATTGACGTTCGTCCAAACGTCGTCCTCGCAGACCCAAACCTCTGCGAGGACGCGTCCGAATTTCCCGCGCGAATCTGCCTCTGGGCATCGCAACTCGATCTCGATATCGTCCTTTTCGGAGGCGACCGCCTTCATGACCCATTCCTTGAGCTTCTTCTTAGAAAGGAGGCCGAACTTCTTCTCCTCCTTATCACTGGTGCGGCTCTCGGGCGTATCGATACCCAAGAGTCGGACTCTCTGCTGGGTGGAGACATCAAACCCTAGGTCAATGTTCACGTCGATCGTGTCTCCGTCGACAACCTTCGCGAGGGAAGAGACGCGGTACTTGAAGTTGCATGGTTCGACGTCGTAAGAAGACATACTGTACCACGAACGTTTCTCGTCTTTAAGCGGTATCGATATCGATTCGCACGATCGGCGGGTCCTCGTCGTAGGTGAAATACCGCGCGGTCATCCCGAACGTGTCCCGCAAAATAGGGTTCAAATCCTGGTTGATGAGTTCTTTCCACGTGTCCATTTCCGTGTGAAAATATTCCAACTTTTCTTCGCTGAAGACTAATTTACGCACCTCGCGCCGCGCCCTAAATTTGGTCATCGTTCTTTCCACTGCTTCCGGGGAAGGACACCGACCCTGTTCGGCGGAATCGATCATATCGATCACGTGGTACCCGTGTGCGTCACAGATTATGTTTACCTGCATTTTTGGGTAATGCTCTATGAACACACGAAAATCGGATTTGCTCGGTAAGGTGACGAACACTTTGTGCGCGCCCCGGTTCGGCATGGAGACGCACGGGTGCGTGTGGAACGAAACGAGCGAAGGCCAGACCTCATTGACCGCCTCGAGTTTTACTCTGCCCCGATCCCGTGAGGTCGCGTAGGTCAGGTCTGACCCGTCGAGTCGCATGTTTCCCGCGTATTCCCATCTTTTCTTACACGACAGATCGCTGACTTCTTTTAGATTTTTAACCAGCTTGCGCGGGATCTGAACATGTTTTTTGAGAAAGGCTCGGGTGTTCATGCTACCGTATCCGAAGAATATAAACCTAAGCAAAGGTCAGCACAGGTTTTCACGGAAATAATGGACGTCGAAAAGATGGTCGAAGAGATATACGCCGAACTGGGCCCGGGCCACAGCGAGCGCGTATATCACAACGCCGCGGAGGTATACCTTCGGGAGAAGAAAGTCCCGTACGAAAGTGAACGGCACATACACGTGGTCTTTCGCGGTCACATCGTCGGTGACCTCCGAGCGGATATAATTATTGACGGTCGAATCATCCTCGAACTCAAGGCTGTCCAGACCTTGGGGAAAGGGGTGGAGTGTCAGGCTCAAAAATATCTTGACTTGACAGGACTGAGGTTGGCGTTCCTGGTGAACTTTCCACCTCTTCCTGATCGGTCGGTGGAGATCCGAAAGATTGAGCGAGGACCATCAGAGGAAGAACTCGAGCGAGATTTCGGTAGAATTCTCGACCATCATCGTACTGTGTCCGCGGATTTAACACGGCTGCTTCGAGAAGCTCCTGGGCCTGATGGACATGCCAGTTTGCCTGATCTAGACAGTACTGCACAGCAGGGTCTGGGCATGATACACCGTTGAAGTGCGGTGCGACATAGCTGTCCAGGTTATACAGGAGGGTCAGGGCTCGCTCTTCGGCTTCGATCATAGTTACCCAGTCATCGCGTGTTTTTTTTAAGTCGTTTTGAAAATCAATTTGACTTTTTTACCGATGAATTGAAAAAGTATTTACCGAAAATAAAATTAGTTTTGAAATATGAAATGACTTTTTTTACCCCATGGGAAAAAAGTTTCTCTCGCGTGGGAAAGTAATTTTGAAAATCAATTTGACTTTTTTACCGATGAATTGAAAAAGTATCTGCCGAAAATAAAATTAGTTTTGAAATGTGAAATGACTTTTTTTACCCCATGGGAAAAAAGTTTCTCTCGCGTGGGAAAGTAATTTTAAAAATCAATTTGACTTTTTTACCGATGAATTGAAAAAGTATCTGCCGAAAATAAAATTAGTTTTAAAAATCAATTTGACTTTTTTACCGATGAATTGAAAAAGTATCTGCCGAAATTAAAATTAAAATATTTTGTACTAGTAAAATGTTTGCACTAAAACCCGTGATCGGTGCCCGCCCGGTGAAGAAGGAAATGAACCCTGTAAAAAAGTTCATCATGGAAAAGTTCAAGATCAAAGAGATCGATTACAAAAAATTCAACAAGGAAAATAAGTGGGCCATTCGTCCGAAGAAAAAGGGTAATAAAGAATAATCGCGTTCCTATGTCAAAGATGTCGTTCTCACTCACCCGTGTTACCCCCGTGCGTACTGTCAAAACCCGCGTGTTCACCGACCCGACGCAATACGATACAGAAATCAATGCGGCTCGCGGGTTCAGTAAACCCAGCCATAGTTTCGACACCCGTGTCGCCGCGACCAAGGTGGCCTTGAAACGGGTTCCTCAACTCAACGTGACTGAAACGGAAGTCATCGAGGCGCAGAATTTCTGGGCGCAATCTATCGTAGATATTTCTAACTCTTTTCTCACTGGTGGTGATTACGTGAGTCTCGCGGGTGAGCGCGCGGGTGAGTTGTACGGGTACGATCACTCTAACGTACTCTTCAAACCCACCAAAGCTGCGCAACAGCAGTTCCGACCCACCGCCGGCGGTGCCATGTCCTACTTCGTGGGTCACGACGCCGTGATTAGCGGGTACAAAGAAGATCAAGGCTTCGCCATCAACGCCAAGAAGGGCTTCAGCGCGGTCGTCTTCGATAATCACCAAATTGACTGTCACGGCGACGTGGCACACGCCATGGGTACCTACGAGTTCACGTGCGCCACAACCGGTGAGATTTCAGAGGTTGAATATACATTCGGCTACAAACGCAACGACGACGGGAAGGTCCGTATCTGCCTGCATCACTCGTCCATCCCGTACGAGTCGGGTAATAAGACGTCTCACGTGAAACGGGTAAAATCACACGTGAAGCGTACGATCCTGGTCGACCCAGACCAATACGACCCTGCGGAGAACGAAATTCGCCACGTCAGACAGTAGGAATATACTCCCACTGAAGTTGGGACGTTATCTTAGACCAGATGACATCTTGTTGGTACAACTTCTCTTTAGACTTGAGAAGTGGAAAGTATTGGAGAAATTCATCTTCACCTAAAAGCTCACACATTTTGTACAAAACGTACGAGTAACTTAAAAAGTTTTTTCGATCCGCCGGACAGTTGTCATCGAAAGGTTTCTGAATATCCTTGAACATCATACGTAACGTCTCTTCGAGTTCTTGCGACATGCTCGGGGGTTTGATCCCGTTGAGGATATTGGTGATGAACGGGACGTGCTCGTAGAACTTGTTGAGCCGCAGCTTCTTGAGGAGCGATCGGATTCTAGCGTGGGTGATTTCCTCGAGATTTTTAATTTTCATTTTTTTGAGTTCCGATCGGAGTTGCTCGATGACCTCGTCCGGTATGTTCGTCATTTCCTGTGCCTGGAACTGGCTCAGCCACTCGTTGAAGTGATTCTCCCTCTTGTACGAGTAGTTGATGATCTTTTCGGACGTCTCCTGTTCCTCGCGGTAGGTCAACTCTTCACTGATCAACGTCGTAACCACCGCACCGCAATTCTGACACGTGAGGTCACTGGTTTCCGGGAAGTGTACCAGGTTTCCGTCCTCCCCGCAGTTCGGACACTCGTCCATCAACCACCGCGTCGGTCTAGATATGTTTTGCTTTTCCACCTCGACGAGATAATCCCTGAAAATATCTTTGCGTTTGAGACCGACGGTTTCCTTGACGTTGAAAACGTTGTCGGTGTTTGTATTCTCACCTGTCTCGTCTATGTACTGGTTCATGTACGGCATGCACTGAATGATGTACTCGCTCATTTCACGTTCGTGGCGCCGTTTGTTTTCGGGGTCCGTCTCCATGAGGTCCTTCCACTCCCTGACACGATTGTTGTACCTACTTAAAAAGTTGCCCTCCATATCTTGTAAAGAGATGCTGCTCAATCTTTTAAGTAACCTCATATGCTTCTTCAAAAAAATAACCACACCGAGAGACTACTCCGTGGTCAACGAGGAGCTCGAATACTCGGTTGACTACGACATGCGGTACAGAATCGAAGACGATTTCTGGAAGGGGGAAAGTAAGGATTGGGACGGGATCCTGGAAAACTTCCACGCGGACGTCACCGGTTTGGATTTCAGGTACACCGCCATCCCGGAAAACGTCTCGTCGATCATCCTCCGGATCAAATACTTTTTCAACGGCCGCCTGTATTCGGTCGTGACCAACGACCTCAACTACGTCCCGGGTGAAAAAGCGGACGCACCCATGTGTTTTCACATCCCTTTGAGTAGTGCATGGATCGTCGATCACGGAGATAAACCGATGGTGAACATCACTGAAAAGGTGAAAAGGTACGCCGGGCCGAGGGGCGATTTCCACGGCGAGAAGGTCCCCCTCGGGGACTTTCTGTACTACGACAACGAACACTTGAAGAATAAATTCCCGAAGATTGTATTAAACGGACTCGGTATGAAAAAAGCCGTGTCGACGCTCGATGGCTTCACTACGGATCTTCTGATACCTTAGTCGCGAGGTAGAACTTGAGCTCGCCCAGATTCGCGACGTTATATTTTAATATGAGAAACCTGTTCCCAGTTTCCTGAATGATCTGCACACTCGCGCACATACTCGTCGCCTTGGTGAATATGTTGAGATACTTCAAACTATACAGACCGGAGATGGTGGGCGAATCTTCCACGCACTCGATGAATGTTTCCTGGTTGGCGAAATCTCCCTCACACTTGAACTTGATCCCCTTTCCGGATCGGACGATCTCGATGTAATTTCCGATGTTAGACATGTCCCTGCACAGCCGCTGAAAGTCGACGGAGGGAAGTGTCGTGATCGTCGTCATGTCTATGTCAGGGACCTCGATGCGACTTTCGTTTATGTCGAGGAGCTTGAGCTGGAACTTCGTGTTGGTCTTCTTGATCTCACTGGAGATTTCGATGTTCATGTACTCCTTACAGTTGATCTCGATCCGGAGGACGTCGTTGTTCGTTATGGTTTTGAGGAGTTTGAACGTGTTGGAAATATTGATTCCCGCGATGACCTCATCTTGGTCACACTCGTACTCCTCGAAGTTATCGGCGGAGAGGTAGATATCGACGAGACTCGTGCGCGCCGTGTCTAGTGTCACGATGTACATGCCATCCTTTCGGAAAAAGACATTCACATCGTTCAAAATGTCTTTCAACACCTCGAAGGTTGACTTGAAAGCCGCCGCCTGAATCGTCACGAGCTTCATCTGTGATAGATTCGCCTCACATCTTTAAATCAGTGTACGGTTGGCCCTTGTTCACGTCCTTGCTGATCTTTTCCTCCAACTCCTTCGTCATCGGGGGCTGGAGCGCCTTGCCGTAATCGTCCAATGCGAACATGTGCGCGTTGTCACCCCTGCCGTCCAGTGAAGCCATTCCACATCCCATACCTCCGATCAGGGAGAGTGTGATCTCCTTCGCCGGGAGGAGGGATTCCAACCAGTTTTTGATCTCGTTCCCGACGAGGATCTTACCGTTCTGTGTGAGCATCGTGGGGACGCGAGTAATTTTATTCTTGTAACTGGAGGGGATCCCCTGCGTGTTGATGTTGTGATACTGCACCAACTGCTTGAGCTGCTGATGCTGTTTGACGTATTCGATTATATCCATTGAAAATTTACACCTCGGGGAGTAAATAAGGAGGGACATCTATTATGTCACGAGGTAATATTCGAAAAAAAATTAACGCATACTAGTAATATGAACTACCTCGTCGCGTTTCTATTGTTGGTTGTCGTCTATATGTTGACGAATGAAAACGAGAGCTACGGTTTCTCAGGGTACACAGTCCCGCGCGAGACCCAGTTGATGGACCCGTTCCCGAACCTCATCGGTTTCGAAGAGGTCAAGAACGACGCGACTGCCGACCTGATGGAGAGCGTCGTGTTACTGACGAACAAGGAGATTCACAAGCGCACTGGCATATCGAACTACATCATCGAGACGACCTCGATGAAAAAGTACCGGAAACAGAAAGAGGAGCCCGCGACCGTGTACGAGTGCAGATTCATGACGGTCAAGAAGAACGGGTTCTCGTTCGGCTTTTCCGTGGTGGTGTGGTTCATCGTGGAGGAACAAAAACCGATCAGGCTCCTGGCGATTCGGTCGCAGCCCATCGGGTTCCAACCCGCGGATCAACCGAGTGATAGATCCATGGGCAAGGAATTTCTTGACTACAAGGTCGTCAAGGAGAACCACGTCCCGAACAGGGGCGATTTCGACGCGTCCGTGTCTAAATTCAGGGATCCGAGCGCGCAGTTCGACAGGCCGTACATTCCCGAACCGGCGCCCGTACCACCCGAGGCGAAGGCTAGGTCTGATTTACAGGAGCTGAGCGACGAGGTCGAGACGGGTGTGAACACCGCGAGGAGCGACACGAACAATTTCTTGCGGGGCCTCGAGAACGACCCAGCGCTGATCAGAGGTCTCAAGAATATCGAACGTGGGTTGGAATCAGTTAAAAATAATTTACGGTAATGATAGGTATGCTCAGCATCGCTGACGTGTCGAAGATCGACGACAGAAGGAAACAAATCAGGAAAGAGATTTATACCAAAATATACGATCAGTTCGTCTCCAAGATCAAGCAGACTGGGGAGCTGGGTTGTAAACAGATCTTTCTGTCCGTGCCCAGCTTCGTCGTGGGGTACCCGACGTTCGACCGCAACCAGGCTGCGAAGTACATCGCGCGACAGTTTTTGCGCGGGGGGTTCAGTGTCCAGATGATCACCCCGGTCGAGTTGTACGTGACGTGGTACACCCCGAGGAAGAAAAGGGAACGCCGAGAAGAGGAAGAGGAGGTGGAGTTTCCGACGTTGATGAATCTGAAGAAGATGGCGAATAAGTACAGGGGAAACGCGTAAGGTTGGAGGTTTAATTATATGATCCAAGTATATAATGACTGACAACCTCAGTATCCTCACCGATGCGAAGCGCGAGTACATGTGCCAACTCTGCCTCGTGATGTGCCCCGCCATGATCGAGACGTTCCAGGAGCTCTACAACGAATCCATCAAGAATTCCAAGGGTAAGCAGGTTCTCATCATGTTCCAGAAGCTCCTGAAGGAGGTCCCGAACTGGTCCAACGCCATGAGCAAGCGACACGCGGACAACATCACCGACCGCTGTTCTTGGTACGGCGACCTCCTCGCGGCGGTTTTTGTGGCGTGCACCAAGATTCTCTCTGCGGTTCGCCTCAAGGCGGATAACAAGAAGATCTCGCTCAAGTTACCCACTGAGGAGGTGTTCATCCAGACCTGCTACAACAACGCCGCGCGCGATCTCTATAAGGATCCGTACATCTTCAACGAAGAGCAGTCCGAGTACGTTCGCGACGATACCCTCACAGCTCGTTTCAGCGTCGTCATCGAGACCACGGTCAAGGAGCTCATCCCGGTGCAGCAGATTCTCCAGACATACATGTCCCAGGAGACGCGCGATATTTCTCTCGATGGAGAGGTGGAAGACAGTCAAGATCCTGAGATAATGGACATGGGAGACGGAGAATTACCGGAGGAAAACGAGGCTGTCGAAGAGGAGAAGCCGGAGGGCGAGGCCGATGCCGAGGGTGAGGCTGCCGCCGAGGGTGATGCTGCACAGGAGGACCCGTGCCTTCCGGAGCCCCAGCTGACCGGACTCGAAAACGAGTTCAAGACAGTTCCCGGTGTGAGGGCCCCCGCACTCGATGACCCGCGACCGGAAGAATACCAAACCCAGCCGCCAGCCGCAGCGCCGCCCCCCGCACAGGACGACGGGGTCTTATTCGGCGACGCCCCAGACAGGCCGAAAAAATATCCCCGGTATAATTAAATATGGAAGGTGATCTCTCCAATTATTTACGGGACCCGGTCTCCGCCGCCCTGATCGCAGCCGGTATCACGGCTGGATACATACACATGAAGGCGTACCTCAATAACGAGGGTAAGCTTGAGATGAACAAGTACACCAAGCCAGCGACGCTGAACGCCATCCTCGTGTTCTTTATAGTGTCAGGAGGAATCGGTAAGCGGGAGTCTATTTCCACTGAACCTTTTTAAAACTTAAAGAGTAGCATTGTATGATAAGAAATGGCGTCCGTCACCGCGTTCAACGACATGATGAGTCAGTTTCTTGTGGAACTTCACAAGACGTTTCCAGAAGAGAAGGGCATTAAGAAGATGCTCACGTCGTTCGACGTTTTGAAGAGTACCAACCCCCGCATGGTCGTCGACGGGTTCATGAGCGGCGTCTCCCCTTACGCCAGTCAGATCTCCGCCAAGGACGATAAGTTTCTCCTCGAGGAGTGTGGCAAGATCGATTTCCTCAAGGATCTAGACCTCGCGACTTACTGGATGAAGATGTCCGCGAACACGCGAGAGGTCACGTGGCAATACCTACAGACTCTGTACATGCTCGGCACCACGATCACGTCGCTTCCCCCAGACCAGATGGCGCAGATCGAGGCGCTCGCACAAGGTGTCGCTTCGAAGTTACAGGATGAAGGCGGCGAGCTCAACGAGGAAGCCCTCATGAAGATGATGGGTAGTATGCTCGGCGGCCTCGGAAAATAACCTGGCTATATACTAAATGAAGGTTTGGTTCGACGACCCACGCCAGCTCGTTGACGAAAAGCAGTTTTTACAGTTTTGGCCGAATAGCAAACAGACCCCAGAGGAGAGAATCAACGCCGCTTCGAGATTTATCGTCTACACCTCCGCGCTCCTGTACGTCATCCGCCGCGACCCCCGAGTATTTGTTCTGGGTCTCACGATACTGGGTGTGATGTACGTCCTTTACAAATCCAAGATGGTGAAGGAGACCTACGCCGCCTCGCCGATGGGAGAGTCCATGTGCCAGAAACCCACAGTCGATAACCCCATGGCGAACGTACTCATGACCGACTACGGCGGTGCACCCAACCGACTCGAGGCGTGTTACTACCCTTCCGTGAAGCCTTACGTGCAGAGGTACAGCAGCGATCGCATCCCTTACGACAGCGGTCGCTCGAGGACCTCGATGCCTCAGTACCTGCGAAACGCGATGGATCGTCAGTTCGTGACCATGCCCGTGTCGAAAATCCCAGGAGGACAAACAGAGTTCGCGGAGTGGTTGTACGGCCCGAAGAACGGTCCGATGTGCAAGAGCAATTCCAAGTTCTGCAGCCCGAACGCCAGGGGCACCCAGCTTGAGGCGTTTTCCGGGCTCGGTATGGAAGGTGACCGAAGATAGATAAATATCTCATGTAATAGTAACAATGGCGTATCAACTCCAACCCGGTCTTTCCATCGTCCAAAACAGCGGTGCTCTGCCCCCCGTGAACGCGACGGACGAGGTTTTTGTCTACCCTCAGCCCAGTGGGCTCAACTGCGGCGGGTGCAGGCCCAACACCATGCTCTACGGCACCGCGCCGTACAAGGCTGGTAAGGGCGCCCCCGCTCAGCACATCGACGTGAGCGATCGACTCCGTCCTCAGAGCACGTCCCGCTTCAACAAGCACCTCGTCGAGACGTACGATCGTAACTACTTCCCCCTGAACAACGTGGAGTGTAAGCTGCCCATCCGATCGATGTCGTACGAGCCGGCCAGCACCCGCGCCGATCTCCAGAACGGTCTTTTTCAGCAGAGATACCTCAATAAAAATGTTAACACAAAGTAAGAATGGCCGATCCCATCTCGTTAATGGCAGTGGCCGGCCTCGTATACGCGGGTCGTAACTTGAGCACGAATTCAAAACCACCTGAAGTTACTACCGAACCTGTATTCATGAAGAAACCCGTCGTTGTCGAGGAGGATAACTTCGAACCCCCCGTGGAAATCCGACATAAGCAGGAGATGGCCAATTTCGGTGACATCGCCAACCAAACGCGGTCGAGCGGTCAGGAGATGTCCGACATGCGAAACCGTATGTACGATCACGGCCGGATGAATAACCTGAGCCCGATCGAGAAAGAACTCGTGGGTCCAGGTCTGGGCGTCGGTCCGAATACACCGGCTGCCGGTGGATTTCAGCAGATGCTCCGAGTGAACCCGATCAACGTCGGTGAATATAAGCTCACCACGCTTCCAGGACGAACCGGTCCCGCCGCCGACCAGTCCGGTGGTAGGTCGGCGGTCGTCGGTCA